TAATATTATAGCCCAGGGACAGAGGGACACTCTGTCACTATAAATACTCCATCCTGCCCCTCCTACGGCTCAGTACTGACATCATGGCCTTTCAAGAACAACAGTACATCGCCGATCTACCATTCCGACAGGAGTCAGACCGAATAGCCCAACGACAAACTTGGGCCGATCAGCTTCAGAAATTCCGATTCACACATCATCGCGAGTGCGCGATTATTCACACCCGGTGATTGCTTTCCCGCCAAGAATGCGCCGATCCCGCCGCTTTCCCGCCAAGAGGCGTTTCACTCGTCGGAAGACGACGTACCGACGCCCCCGTCGTACGATAACGAAAAGGTCGTACCGATCAAGGAGACCGATGAGGAGAATGACACGCAAGTCGATCCTAAATACGACTTCAACAAAGAAGAGAGACACGATGATAGCGGGGAATACGTTCCCAGCTTTGCCAGAGAATGTGGGTGCCCTGACAGTAACTTCAGACGTGCCCGCCGTCCTCTTGTGGTGCCCAACCGCTCGACAGCTAGCCGACACCCGAAGTGCATTGTCAACCATGCCGGTGAATGCACAACGATTAAGCTCGACCCCCTTCATTGTTGGACTAAAGGAGACGATCACAATTCGGACCGACACCTCGAACGCATGGCGTTGGCGCAGAATAGTTTTCTTCCTGAAGGGAGGTCCACCCGGGTTCACGGACGTGGGGGATATCAATAGAGTTTACAGCCCGGTCAATGCCGGAACAGACTTCGACACGTATCAACGAACAGCAACTGCCTTACCGTTTGCCTTGGTTGCGGATGTTTATGCATCTATTTTTAGAGGTTTTGGAATCAATAACGTCAGCGCCACTCCACAGGATTGGCTCGATCCTATCACTGCCCCGATTGACACGTCACGCATCACCCCTGTCTATGACCACACCACATCGATCCGATCAGGCAACGACACCGGTGTCGTGAAGACTACAACAAGTGGCACGGTGTCAGGAAGACACTCCACTAATAATGACTCAGAAATAGGGGGAAATATGTTGTCATCTGCGTTTTCTACTCATTTTAAACCTGGTTGTGGGGATATGTATGTTATGGATATAATCATTGGAAATTCAGCGGAGTCATCGGATGCATTGCAATTTCTACCTACTTCTACTCTGTATTGGCACGAAAAATAGGGGAGTTAACCTCCACAAAAATACAATTCTTGTTCATCCAATCAATATCAGAGTTCTCCATGTAATCTCGCGGATCCGTGTTGCTTAACCAAATAGAGGGCTTGCCCCACTTGACTAACTTCGGTTCCCGATAGAGACACTTGACGCTGACCCATGCCTGACACCCCAGCCACTCCTTGAAACTAGGGAAAAACTTAATCCCCCCCCTGATGTCATCAAAGACGGCGTAGTCCGCCGTGCTTGCCTTCATACATTCATCACCGGATACCAGTCCGACACAGTAGATATGGGGCCCGAGGCTTCGGGCCCATAGTGTCTTTCCGGTGCGGGATTCCCCGTATACACAGATTGACATACATCTGCCTACCCAAGTCAGCACCCATACCACTATACAGATCTGATCCTTGTAGCCGTAGGATCCCCCCGCAGCGCAGCGGAGGGAGGGCGAGGCGGCTAATACGGCATACTAACTCACCTACGAATGCTTCCCGACCGCCGATACCAGATTGTAGTAACCAATCATCTCTACCGTCAAGTCCGCCTCCAATGAATTCAAGTCCTCCCGGTGACTCATACTCGGGAGTACGAGGAGCGAACTTCCAGTCACAGTACTTTTGAAGTTGGGTGAAACAACAAGCCGCACTTTTTGGATCCAGTTCATGGACCAAATCCCAAAACGCCTCTCGATCGCTTGCACCCGTGATCGAAGCCCACTTATCACGAGTTCCGCCATTGCTTCCTCCGCTTGGTGAACTTTCCCTCGGCCGGTCAAGTGATTGGTAGCAAATGTCGCCATCCTTAACTGCATAGTCCCAACCTTTTTCTGGTGTTCCACGAGAAGGCTCAACATTGGGGTGACGGTTCTCGATATCGAAGACACGAGCTCTCCTGAACCTTCTTTTCCTTCCAAAGTCGACAAAGCAGTGTAAATGAACACCTCCATCTGCGTGATTCTCTCGGCCAATGACAGATTTGTATCCAAGATTGTCAAAGAATTCTCCAACTGCTGTAGGGGAGAGATCTCCACACTGAGCGTAAGTGAGGAGGGCATAGCGGCAGTGTAGGTTGAAAGGCATGAGTAAAAAGTCCCTGGGCAAAC